TTATTCGCTGGCTTTCTTCTCAAGTGACTCAGCACCGGCCTTGGTTTTATCCCAGCCTTCCTGAGCGCCTTTTTTAGTGGCATCCCACCCTTTTTGGGAGGTCTCTTTGGTTTTATTCCAGCCTTTCTGGGTTCCTTCTTTGGTGGCATCCCACCCTTTTTCGGTTCCCTCTTTGGCTTTATTCCAGTTTCTCTGCGCGCCTTCGCTGACCTGGCTGCCTACGCTGTCACTTTTGCCTTCCGCTGCGTGCTTAGACTTCAGCTTCAGTTCTTCACCCTGGTTTTGGGCCTGATGCAATTTCTCTTTTGCCGTATTGGCATTGGCCTGTGCGGCAGCAACCGTTTCATCTGTAGCGTGTGTGGTCGCGGCAAAAACAGGAGAAGCCAGCAGAAGAGCAGAAAGTGCAATTATTGTAGTTTTCATTAAAAATCCTCATCAGTTTGTGAGCATGAGAAAGCATGACACAGACATTCTGATGAGGCTTTAGGAATAAACTGTAATTGAATCATGGCGTTTCTGAAGGGCTGTCGCAGAAGTTAGTTTCCCACCGTGAAAAACGGAGCGGTGCGGTGCACGCACATTAATCTTCTGTCAGCCACATTTCTGCTTCTTCAAACATCTCCTGAACGGCGCGGCTAATTTGCTCTTTCTCATGTTTGCTGGCATCAGTGTTGATACCGGGCAGCGTCATCATTGGTTTAACGCGTACGTCTGCATCTGGGAAAATGCGATGCACTCGTTTTGTTAATTCATTGAGAATAGTTTCTTTTGCGCCGGGAAGACCTTCAAAATTACGTTTGTCATAAACGAGCTCGACGAACATGTTGCTATCATCCTTTAGTTAGGTAACCTGGGTGTATTTATACTGTGTTTTTATCCAGTGTCAAGTATGGTGGGGTGATACGATGTAAGTGTTTTTGCTGTTTTCACTGCTGGGCAGTTAGGTGTGGTAAGAGTTGAAAAAGAGGTTTTAGAGGGGGCGGTAAGTTACGGGTACAAAAAAGCCCACAGGCTTACACCGTGCGGGCTTTCAGGACTTCGTATCAGGCTCTGGTGACCATTAACAAAGGATTTTGGTGGAGCTGGGGGGATTTGAACCCCCGTCCGAAATTACTACATAGCATTATCAGTATAATAAAAACATATATTTATTATAAAAAACAATGTGTTGATGTTATTCTGTGTTTGACCGTTTTACACGTTTTTAATGCTCTGCCGCCAAATTGTCGCCATCAGTCTCCCTCTATAGCCTCATACGGTAGAAGCTCATCAATGGTCTTTTCAAGCCTTCTAAAGTCAGTCACTGGATAAAATCTCACCAAGTCTTCATGGAAATTTTGTATCTCTCTTTTTCTCAAACGTTCTATTGCTCTTTCAGCTTCGCCATCATTAATCAATGGATAATCTAGGGTTTTAAGTAATTGCCATGAAATAGGTTTAGTAAGCGAAAAGATATTGCTCAAAGTTGGACAGTACGAGCTATTGGTCATTTGCTCGTATGTAGCTTTAGGTGGGATAACGACGTTAATTGCTAAATCACTATGCTTAATGGATGTGATTTTTGTAGAGCGGTAAGCAATTCCAATTATTGGAGAGCTTTCTTTCCTACTTATCCACTGCATTAATATGTTTGGGATTATGTATTCTTGATTGAATGCGGCGTCTGGTTGTTTTTTTATATAATTACAAGCGATAATTAGAGGCCATAAACACAGGTAAGATATTAGATTTTCTTCAGAAGTCATCCTAAAGATATCATCTTTCCTGAGGGAAAGGGAGGAGTTTAATAACTCAGAAGCGAAGTTTAAAATTAGTCTGTTATCGCCATTCCGTTCGGATTTAAAAGCTGAAATATATAACTTGTCGAAATCTGGCTTTCCCATTTCTTGCCAGCAAATGTATAAGGACGTTCCAAGATATAAGCAGGGTAATCCTGCTACCGAATAGCGCTGAGCATTTACTAAGTGTCTGAGTTTGAATGGTATATGGAATAAATCGTTTCTGTTCTCTAAAAATTTTTCTGATTTTCTTACTCTGTAAAGGGGGGCTGAGTCTTTACAAATATCATTAAGATGAATGCAGATGTTTTTTAAGTGTCTATTTTTAGTTGCTCTATTAAATGTTTGATCGAAGAGGTCGTAAGCTGCCTGTATATCGCCTGATAAAAAATACTCTAGGCAATCAATAACAGTGTCGCGAACATCATATATAGTATTTATATAGCCGCGTAGTTTTTTCATTGCTAATCTATCAGCAGAGTAATGATTATTAGCAATGCTAGTCGGTGAAGTATGGCTTTTTAATATTTTTATGTAGCTGTTACACTTTACTTTGAAATCTTGAATGATGTCATTGTTAGTGTCTTCTATTTTACACGGTGGTGTTATCTCTGTGCAGTTCCTTAAAGAATTGAATAATGTTCTGTAAGCGCTGCCATTATTTATATCTTCCATAGCCCTCTAATCCTACAATTGGGTTTTTAGTGACGGCATCTTCTAGATGGTCCGGTGAAAAGTGAGCATAAATCATCGTCATTTTTATATCAGCATGACCCAGAATATCACGTAGTACCAGTATGTTTCCGCCATTCATCATAAAATGGCTTGCAAATGTGTGTCGTAGGACGTGGGTGCATTGACCCTCTGGCAAATCAATACCAGCTCGCTTCACTGCTCGCTCAAAGGCCTTTCTACATGGTGTGAATAGTTTTCCTCTATTTTTTGGGAGTTCGCTATACAGATCCTGAGATATGGGGACAGTTCGGTTTTTTTTGCCTTTGGTCTTTGTGTAGGTGATGCGGAATTTCGATAACTGATGTCCCTGCAGATTTTCGGCTTCACTCCAACGCGCACCGGTAGACAGGCAGATTTTCGCAATTGTCAGGAGGCTGTGGCTTTGAGAATCTGCGCAGGCATCCAGTAGGCGTTTAATTTCTTCAGGAGTCAGGAACGCCAGTTCGCCCTCTGCGATCTTGAATGTTGGTATCCCGGCGAGTGGATTGGGGGCTGACCAGTGGCCTAGTTTTTTTAGAGTACCGAAAACTGATGATAGATTTCGTTGTTCTAGGTTTACCGTGCGTGGCTTAACTGGTGACATAGGCACGCCATCTTCATTTTTGACCTCACCTTTTAGGCGTGCTTCACGGTATTTAGTAAAGTCTCCGGCAGTTAACTCGGAGGCAATGGGATCGCCCAGGCCATTACAAATAATGCTGAGTTTCGCCATTAGGCGCTTAGGGTCCGAAAGAGTTTGCCCGTAAAGCGAATGCCATTGTTGAATCACTTCTGACAACTGACGCCTATCATCTTTTTCACCTAGCCATGGCTTTTTGTTCACTTCATCCATTGTGAAATTTTCGAATGCTATGGCCTCGCCTTTCGTCGCAAATTGCTTGCGCACGCGTTTGCCATCTCGCCCGCTAGGGTAGCACTCGCACAACCATTTCCCGTTTGGCTGCTTTCTGATGGTCATATCAAAGGCTCTTAATTATTTTTAATGCTCGGCCTACTACATCGATATCATCAAGGCTGCACTCAAATGATGATTCGTCTTGATGGACTACTAATCTATTTCCTGGTAGTCGTGTTAACTTCACGATGCTTTTTATTCCGTCGATATCTACCAACCACATACCGTTAACTGGCGGTGTTTGGCTGCGGTCTACTAGATAAGAATCTCCACAAGTATTCACCAACAATAGGTTGCTCGGATCTGAGGGTAGCAGGCTGCTATCAATGATTGCTTTTCCAGCATCGACCAGTAAGCCCCCGTTGAGAGTTGTCTTATCAATTTCGGGGGAAACAAGCTCAGAAAGGGGTTTAACTTTACCGGAGTTCACGGAATTGATATTTTTTTTGGTGTCAATATTTGAACCTGCCTCGCCCTGTCCGGTAGTGAGCCACAGTAAAGAAACGCCTGTCTCCAAAGCACACTGAATCACCCATTCCGCCGGAAAGCTATCTCTTAAGTATCTGTTTGCCATAGTGCTTTTTGATGCACCTAGGTGATCGCACAGTTGCTGTCTGGACTTGAAATCATAGGCAGCCATTAGTCTATGGATAGCCTCTCTTCCACCGGTATTCTCGCCAGCTTTCACGTGTATCATTTATTAACCCTATTGACGTATCAAATATTGGATCGTAGTATCTCGATGTATCAATAATTGAATCAAATAAAACAAGATAAAACGACGTAAACCAAACCTTAATCGAGAGATACTGCACTATGAGCACTGATATTTCAATTCGTGTACCAAAAGTGATAGCGACGCCAGCCGAATTTGCAAAGTGGGAAGGGTATTCCCGTGGTTCTGTTTATCAGATGATTCATAACGGAAAACTGGCTAACTACATTGAAAAGAAAGAAAAAAACAAAGGCCGCGTATTCATCCTTTACCTCAAGTACAAAAAGGACCAGGCAAGCAAAAACATGGACAAGTCTGCATTCAATTACAATGTTGTAGTTGGTTGTTAAGTTCAATTATGTGAACTTTTGAGGTATGAAACATGTTTGATTATAAGATTTCCAAACATCCGCACTTTGACGAAGCCTGCCGCGCTTTCGCGCTGCGTCACAACATGGCGAAGCTGGCAGCCAGCGCCGGAATGAACGTCCAGACTCTGCGTAACAAGCTGAACCCGGACCAGCCGCACCAACTGACGCCCCCGGAAATCTGGCTGCTGACTGATATCACTGAGGATTCCACGCTGGTTGATGGTTTCCTGGCACAAATCCATTGCCTGCCGTGCGTGCCGCTGAATGAAGTAGCAAAAGAGAAAATGCCGCAGTACGTCCTTAAAGCAACGGCTGAGATTGGGCACGTCGCTGCCGGTGCTGTTTCCGGTGAGCAAATGACGACTGCAGGCCGCCGTCAGATTATCGACAGTATTAACTCTGTTACTCGCCTGATGGCATTGACCGCAGTCTCTATGCAGGCACGCCTGCAGAGTAGCCCAGCCATGACCAGCGCTGTTGATACAGTCACGGGCCTTGGCGCGTCGTTCGGCCTGTTGTGAGGTGCTTATGCTGACTAAAGAGCCATCTTTTGCATCGCTGCTTGTTAAGCAAAACCCGGCCCCACATTACGGTCACGGCTGGATCATGGGGAAAGAGGGTAAGCGCTGGCATCCATGCCGCTCGCAGGATGCGCTGCTGGCTGGCCTGTCCACCACAAAACAGGGGAAACCATGGCTATTGAAGGCGATGCTGCGACTGTTCCGCTAAGCGCTGGCCTCCGCCTTAATGGGTTAAACCACATCGCGGAATTAAGGGCGAAAGTGTTTGGCTTAAATACTGATTCAGAACTAGGGCGCTTTATTAGCGATATGCGGGACCAACGGGATATTAACCATGAGCAGAATAAACGCGCACTAGCCGCAATATTCTTTATGGCAAAAATTCCGGCGGAACGTCATAGCGTCAATGTTAGTGAGCTGACGACTGACGAAAAGCGGGAGCTGATTAAAGCAATGAACCATTTCCGTACAGTGGTGAGCTTATTTCCAACTCGGCTAGCCATGCCGAATTAACCAACCACAGAAATTAAAGGCGTAAACCCGCCGGGCATTCCTTTGCCCAAATTCAGGAGAATTAATGATGCGAAATATTGAAACCCGATTCACCAAAAGCGGCCCAGATGATGCTGGCCTTAATCAGTTGCTGACGGATGCGCGCATGGCAGAACGCCGCGCGCGTGCTGAAGTAATGGCTTCCCGCCTCGATAGCCTGGCTAGCCGCATTATTTCCCGCCAGCTTAACCACGTTGAGGCCGCAGAGCTGCTGCGCATTGCTGCTGAAAACATCCAGAACGAAGCACAGGAGATCCACTGATGGCTGATTCTATGGACCTTGTGCAGCTGCGCGTTGAAGAAGAACGCCAGCGCCATATCCACACCGCCCGCAATAAAACGCCGGGCGTTTCTCGCGTCCTTTGTATCGACTGCGATGCACCGATCCCGCCAGCTCGCCGCCGTGCCATTCCGGGCGTGCAGTGCTGCGTCACCTGTCAGGAAATCGCTGAACTGAAAGGCAAACATTACGTGGGAGGTGCTGTATGACTATGAACCGTATTACTGATGAAAGCCTTAATCAACTTATAGGCATTGAGTCACTTGCAAGCGATAACGCCGGTGATGATAAGCGTCAGGTTGATCGGATTTACCATTCAAACATAGTTTCCGCACTTGAAGAGTTACGGGGATACAGGGCATCTGCCATTCCTGTTGAATTGACCGATCCGCTTAATGATAGCGAATTAACTCGACTAATTTGGGGCCTGAAAGCGGAGGGGTTCCATCAGCGCCTGCTGACTGGATTAGTAGAGCTGCAGCAGCGCCGCAATGCTGACCGGCAGCCCGTCCCAGAGGTAATGATCTGCGATATGTGCGGGCATGATGCATGGCTGCAAGAGCATGGAACGTATGAATGCGATGAGGGCCATTTATTTGAAGTAAGACGCACCCCAATTTCAAAAGGTGGTGCGGCATGAGCGTCATTCACGGTTTGAAGATTGGGCCGCTTTATTTTAATGCCGTATCTAATGGTGAGAAAAAAGCAGAGCTGCGAATTAATGACCGTAATTATCAACGCGGTGATTTTCTGTTATTGCGTGAATGGGCTGGAGAATACTCGGGAAATAAACTGGTAGTAAAAGTTACGCACATATTACCGCTTGCGGGCTTGATCGCTGCTGGCGGTAATTGGGTGATGATGTCTATTGCCCCACTCGACGAAAATGACATTCAGGCGCTTTCAATGGCAGCGGTTGGGGGTGTTGAATGAGCACTATCTTGAAATGGGCTGGCAATAAAACTGCCATCATGCCGAAGCTGAAAAAGCATCTGCCAGCAGGCCAGCGCCTTGTTGAACCTTTCGCGGGTTCGTGCGCTGTAATGATGGCGACAGACTATCCTCATTATCTTGTCGCTGATGTGAATCCTGATTTAATCAATCTGTATTGTGTCATAAATGCGCTGCCAAATTCATTTATTGCTGATGCAAGATATATGTTTGATAGCCAGAATAACGAGGGGGATTATTATAAACTGCGTGATGAATTTAATGCAGAGCCAGAGCCATATAGAGCCGCGCTTCTTTTTCTGTATTTAAATCGCCATGGCTACCGTGGCTTATGCCGTTATAACAAGAAAGGCATTTTTAATGTTCCCTACGGGAATTACAAAAAACCTTATTTCCCTGAAAGCGAAATCAGAGCGTTTGCTGAAAAAGCTAAACGCACAACCTTCCTCTGCGCCAGCTATGAGGAAACATTGAACGTGTTGCAGGATGGCGATGTTATTTATTGCGATCCGCCGTATGACGGTACTTTTGCTGACTATCACACTGACGGGTTTAATGAGGCCGATCAGCGCCAGTTGGTATCAATTCTTAGCCAGAAAGCAAAAGACGGTTATGCGGTTGTCGCTTCCAACAGTTATTCGCAGCTGACGCGCGAGCTGTATTTCAACTTTGGAAATTTTGCCTGCTATACGGTTGCAGCCAAACGCAGCATGGGAGTAGCTGCAGGTGATGCCAAATCCGCAATCGAACTTATTGCTGTTTTGCGCCCGTCCGTTGCATACCTTGACGAGTTGCCGTGGTTTGGGTTTGATCCGGCTGCGCCTGTTGAAAGAAAGGCAGGTGATGGGGTGCAGGCGTGAGTGATCACGATGTTAAAAAACACGGCGGCGTACATGATGCCGCTGCTTTTGCCTGGAACAAAACCCCAAAAGCGATTAATCCATATACGGACCCGGCAGAAGTTGCGCCGGCGTCCGCGCTTTCAAACCTGATCACTCTGTATGCTGCAGATAACAAGCAGGACCAGCAACGCCGTGAAGCGCTGAGTGATGAGGTTTGGGAACGCTATTTTTATAACGAAGCCCGTGATCCAGTTCTGCGTGAAATGGAGCAGGACCGGCTGATCAACCGCGCCAAAATGGCCCGCGAGCAGCAGCGAGTCAATCCCGATCTGGTCATTCTGGCAGACGTAAGCGCCGAACCATCACACATCAGCAAACCCCTGCTTGAGCGTATTAAATACTTCCATAGTCTGGGCCGTCCGCAGGCATATTCCCGTTATCTGCGTGAAACCGTCAGGCCATGCCTTGAACGGCTGGCGCGCGCTCGTGATAGCCAGGTGTCTGCTTCTTTCCGATTCATGGCGAGCCATGAAGGGCTGGAAGGGCTGCTGGTTCTGCCTGAAATGAATCAGGATCAGGTCAAACGCCTGTCCACGCTGGTTACGGCTCATATGAGCATGTGCCTGGAAGCTGCCTGCGATGATCTCTATTCCACTGACGAAGTGAAGCCGGAAGAAATCCGCCAGGCGTGGGAACAGGTTGCAGCGGAGGCGATGCGCCTTGATGTTATTCCGCCAGCGTTTGAGCGTTTGCGCCGTAAGAAACGCCGCCGCAAGCCTGTGCCCTATGAGCTTATTCCCGGCTCGCTGGCGCGTATGCTGTGCGCGGATTGGTGGTATCGCAAATTATGGCAGATGCGCTGCGAGTGGCGTGAAGAACAGCTGCGCGCGGTGTGCCTGGTAAATAAAAAGGCGTCGCCGTACGTTAGCTATGAGGCAGTGATCCATAAGCGTGAGCAGCGCCGCAAATCGCTGGAGTTTTTCCGTTCGCATGAACTGACCAATGAGCAGGGCGATACGCTGGATCTGGAAGATGTGGTAAACGCCAGCGCCAGCAACCCGGCTCACCGCCGCAACGAAATGATGGCCTGTGTGAAAGGGCTGGAGCTGATTGCGGAAATGCGCGGCGACTGTGCTGTATTTTACACCATCACTTGCCCGTCACGTTTCCACGCCACGCTCAACAATGGCAGACCAAACCCGAAATGGACCAGCGCTACAGTACGACAGAGCAGTGATTATCTGGTTGATACTTTCGCCGCATTCCGTAAGGCCATGCATAAAGCCGGGTTGCGCTGGTACGGTGTGCGAGTCGCTGAGCCTCATCATGATGGCACTGTGCACTGGCACCTGCTGTGCTTTATGCGCAAGAAACACCGCAAAGCGATCACGGAGCTGCTGCGCAAGTTTGCCATTCGTGAGGACCGCGAGGAGCTGGGAAACAATACCGGCCCGCGCTTTAAGTCCGAGCTAATCAACCCGCGCAAAGGCACGCCAACCAGCTACATCGCTAAATACATCAGTAAGAATATTGATGGGCGCGGCCTGGCTAATGAAGTCAGCAAGGAAACCGGCAAATCATTACGCGATAACGCGGAGAACGTGAACGCCTGGGCATCACTGCACCGTGTTCAGCAATTCCGCTTTTTCGGTATTCCGGGCCGCCAGGCTTACCGCGAGCTGCGCCTGCTGGCGGGCCAGGCTAAACGTGACCTTCCGCCATTAAAACCCGTTCCGGGGAAACCTGAACTGACGCCAGAGATTCTGACTGCCCTTGCAAATGCGTGGCCTGTTATCGGCAATCCGCGCCTTGATGCTGTGCTGGCTGCAGCTGATGCTGGTTGCTTTGCCACTTACATCATGGCGCAGGGCGGCGTGCTGGTCCCTCGTAAACATCATCTGGTCAGAACAGCCTATGAGCTGAACGATGAGCCGAGCACCTACGGTGATCATGGTATCCGTATTTATGGCGTCTGGTCCCCAATCCAGGAAGGACGGATTTGTACGCACGCGGTGAAATGGAAGATGGTTCGTAAGGTTGTTGACGTTGACCTGCAGGAGGCGTCAGCCGACCAGGGCGCTTGCGCCCCTTGGACTCGTGGCAATAACTGTCCCCTTGTTGAAATTTTGAACCAATCAGGGGGCGAATTACCTGAAACCAGAGAGCCAGAGACGCTGTCAGACCTTCACGATCTGAGTGCTAAGGAACGGCGGGAGCTGACAGCACGGCTGAGGCTGGTAAAACCGAAACGCCGGAAAGGTTACAAACAAGAAATTACCGATCTCCAGCGCCAGCAGCTCAACGCAGAGCTGAGGTCCAGAGGGTTTGAAGCGAGTGAAACAGAGGTGGACCTGCTTCTGCGTGGCGGCAGCATCCCGTCAGGGGCCGGGCTGCGTCTGTTCTACCGCAGCCAGCGCCTGAAGGAAGATGATAAATGGCGGCAGTGGTATTCATGATTTGCCGCTAAAACAGGCAATTACGCAAATTTCTAAGAAACAGCTCGTTGAGGTAAAAAAGCGTTTTACAATCGGAAACTTCTTCTATACTGTATGTATAAACAGTGGATATATATACAGTTATTTATCCGGTAGTATGAACAGGAGGGAAGATGCAGGACTATTTTTTGGAGTCGTTGAAGCTCCAGCGCATTGATTTTTTTATCAAGCTTGTAGCGGCTAGTGAGTGTGACGATGAGGAAAAGCGTCTGGCCATCCAGTGGGTTTCTGAGTTGACCGATGAGCTGATGGCGAAGATTCGTGCTCATGAATATAACCGTTCTATGGACGCTTCCCGTTAAGGGGGGCTGTGTGAATGGAAATGGTGATCGACAAAAAGTCTCATACTTCTGATATTACTATTGAAAAATCAAATTTTTTGATTGGTTAATAATACTGCGCTGACGTAAAATGCTGCCATTTTTCATGTGGGGAACATTTGAATGACGGCTCAAGTTGAAGCTCTAAACATTGTATACACTGGCAAAGCTTTGGATACCCATAAGATGGACATCCTGGCATTAGCTCAAAGCCTCAAGGGCCTAGGAGAGGCCCTTTACGAAGCCAATATTTTGCTTAATGGTGATGAAAAATTTGAAGTGAATGTTGATGCTGATCTTATTGCAGGTTCATTTGGCTTTCAGCTTCAGGTTGTACAGCATTTAAACAATGCTAAGGATGTACTTAAGCTCTTTGGCTTGAAAGCCTCAAAAATTATTGTCGGCGAATCAACAGTTTTAGAAGTTTTAGAGAAGCTGGATGGGCGAAAGATCGACATTGTTGAAACTGATAGGTTGTCCGGTAAAGTTAAACTTTTGGTTGATGGTGAGGAAATCGAGTGCAGTCAAGATGTAGAAAAGATTGTCAACTCGCCTGAAATTCGAAAGGCAGTGGATTCTTTCATCAGACAGCCGCTGCTTAAAGACGGAATCGAAGGGTTTGTTGTCAAGTCGTCCAAAGATTCAGCTGATATTGTTTTAGAAGTTAAAAAGGAAAACGCAGATAGTTTCAAATCACCACGAGTCCTTTTTGAAACGAAAGAGGAAGACGATCAAACTGAAACAACAGTTACTTTCCTTTCAGCGGACATTGAGAAGAAGACGGGCTGGCGAGTGATGTTGAACAAAGAACCCCGGACCGTGCGAATGGAAGATGAAGAGTTCATGCTTCGTCTTAAAAGTAAAGATACCCCCAATATTTTTGGGGAATTGTATGCTGTTACAATACAAAAGAAGATTAAAAACACTGGTGGTGATGTTACTGAATCTTTGAAAATTGTTAAGGTCGGTAGGCTTTTGGGTGGTAAAAAGAGTTAACTTTTAACCTTGGTTGAGGTGGCTATGTTACAAAATGTTATAAGCTTGCTGGGTATCCTGGCGGCGCTACCTGCCATCATTTTAACTTTCAGGCTTCTTATCAAGCTTTTGATTTCATGGATCTTCAATAAAGAGAAAGTCACAGTTACTTATCATTCAGAAGATGGTGAAAAGTTCGAGACAAAGCTTTATCTCAAGAAAAATGATGATCTTCTACACATACTGGATGACATAGCGCGTAAGAGCAGTCGTGAGGGGAAATCCCATGGCTGAGGATAGTAAAGTCGAAGGTAGTCGTGCTGTTGGTATTGCTGGCGGCAGTGGCGTTGGAATGTTTCTAACGCAGCTCGCCCCGCTGATTATAGATGAAACAAAAAGAAATATTTATATCGCGGCAATACCTTTTTTTGCGCTTCTTTTAGGGGAAATTTTCACCTTTTTGACGAAGTTGGTATCTTTGGATGCTGATAAAATCAGAGTAAGAATTCGCCTCAAATTCCTGAAATTCAAATTATGGCGCGGAAAAACTGATAAGTCGGTTTCTGCGGAGTTAAGAGCGTTGGCAGAAAAGCGTTACAATATAATAAAAGGTATTGAAATGGGGGTGTATGACATTGATATGTACTTTAAGCAAACAGCTGCACCAACTCCTGATCTAGCAACAGCTCAGCCAGAACAGACGCCCTTGGCATCTCCTGATGATCCGAAATGAAGATTGTGCATGGCTTTACTGTATAAAATTACATAGTCATTTAAAGTTCGTTTTCGCTGAGGCCCGCCCAAAATTGGCGGGCTTTTGCTTATGTCATACAAGTGCATGCGAACCGTCACACAAAACGAGCTGGTGTTAGAGGCATTTGAGCGCTAGATAACCAGTTTCTGTCAATTTTTCAAGAGCTAAGTCCCATTTTAATTTGAAAGGATAGATTACTCTGCCCTAAACATGTGAAATGGAGATAAACATGGCCTACCAAATTGAAGCTGTTTGCCCTTGCTGCGGAGATGTTGCCAGTGGCGATTTGAACAAAATTGATGAAGTGTTTGGTTTTAGGCGAATGGAGGGCGAGCGTTTGATCCCTCAATCATATTGCCGCAAATGTCGTCGATTAAGATGCTCCCCAAATGATAAAAAGTGTGGAGCATAAAGATGCATGACTATGCCGCATGAATCCGCATGATCGTTTGAGGATCGTTTTAGCTTAGACCCACCAGGATTGGCGGGCTTTTGCTTATGTCATGCAAGCGCATGAAAACAACTACATCAAGTGGGCAGGCGTGGCGGGGATACGAGCGCGCGCTCTGGGGTGAAAGTGTCAAAATTCGCCGCAATTTGTGGCCAGAGAACGGAGTTAGTGGTGAAGGGCGTATGTGTTGGCATGAACGGCGTTCGCTCCAGAGAGGCTGTAGGGTGTTCTAAATCGTTGTGATGAAGTTAACGGCTATTGAGGCAGTTTATGTTTAGCAGGTGATTTCTGGGTAATTTAAAAATTGGAATATAAGAAATTTATGAAAACTACTTACAGCTATGATTTTCAATATATGCGTAAAGGTCAGGTTCGACCTGATGATGATGGTGATATTGTTGGGTGTAAATCAGAGGACAACCCGCTTTTGATGGTTCCAAACGTGGGTGATTATGTGAACATTACCAATAATGGCGAGCGCTCTCAATTTGATGGGCGGGTGAAGACTAGGCTTTTTAATTATACTCGTATATCGGAAGAGCACGTCCATTGCAGCATTTGCATTGTGGTTGAGGAGGTGGACATGGACTCGATATGGGGATCGTTAATTAAAGAATAAAAGAACGCCTGCAGATGCAGGCGTTATAATTTACTCAGGAACATCTAAGTGGTAGGGCTCAAATCGGATAACTTCATCACCTAACCAGTTGTTTAACTCCTGCAGTCGTTTCTGCAAGGGGAGCAATTCGTTTCGCACAAACACGCGGCTGGCCTTTTCCACATCACCAAAGCCGCCGGTATTGTTGGGAATGATGCCCATCATCTGTGGCGGTACCCGGTGTGCTGCCATCATGTCATCGCGGCTTACATTCTTGATGTTCAGAAACTCATCCTTTGCCGCCACCTCTGACAGCGGGATGATCTGGATGCCGTCCTTTTTCCCGTTTGGTGAGTACATGAACAGGTTGCGGAAGTTACCCGGCCCCTTAGCGCTTTTCATTGCCTGGCGGATGTTGTCTACATCCCCCTGATTCTGCGCGGCGTCAGTCATGTACATGATAAAGCCAGCATGACTGCCGTTGATGTAATACTTACGGCGGAACAGCGTTGCGGACTCATTCAGCAGCGCTGATGGAATCGCGGACAGATAACCCGGCAGACCGTAAATCTCCTGGTTAATATCAGGCTCAATCAGGTGAAAGATGCTGCCGGCCGTAAATTCATAGGGCTGCGTTGTAAAGCCATATTGCACATACCAGTATGTATCGAGGTCCACCCCACGACGGGTAAATTTCGCCAGCGTCGGTTCCAGTGAAAGCGCACCGCCGAGCCGATTGGTGCGCTTCTCCAGATAGGCGTTACCAAAAACCAGATAGTCCTGCACAAAACGGGTAAATGCCTGCTGGCTGAGCAGGCGGTGCGGGATGTAGGTGCTGCTGAGAATGTCACGTTTAACCGCAAGCGGTGAGCTGTGATGGACGGCTGCGCGGTAGGTGCGCGCCAGCCCGTCAAAACTTACAGGTGGCTCATACCACTTGTCCATCTGCACGCATTCCACATAATCCAGCAATTCACGGCGGTCCAGTACCGGGGTCGGGTCGCCAAAGCTGAATGCCTCTGCCGCTGCGCCACCGCTGGCATTTGTGCTGTGATTAGCCGCGGTGCGGCGGTTCTTGCGTTTTCCCATCAGAAAATCTCCACAATATTGCTGGTATTGGCGGCCTCGCCCTGCAGCGGTTCGTTAAACAGCGCGTGCATCGTTGCCCAGGCCAAATCTGCGTGGCTGGCTTCTTCACTGCGGCTGGCTTCATATGTCGGGCGGTTGCCGCTGGCGGGGGTGGCCCGGCGGATTGCCATAAAGGACTGTGCAATGTCGGTGTGCCCGGCGTCGAACTCCAGGCGGCGGTGGCTGATAATGTCGTATGCCTTGAGGACCAAGGCGTTTTTGACGTTCGGGTTATAAACGAACTCGCGGACGGCAGGGAAAAACGCTTTCACGTTTTCATAAACGCCGTGGCCCACGCCGGTTGAGTCGATGCCGATATAGGTCACGTTATATTGCTGCGTGAGGGCTTTGATAGCGTCAGCCTGGGCGCGGAAATCCATTCCGCGCCACTGGTGGCGCTCCAGAATGCGGAACTTGCCGCCAGATACTGATGACGGGGCAATGACGACGCAACCGGCGCTGTCACCGTTCTGCGTACCTTTCGCCGGGTCATAACCTATCCAGACTTCACGCCAGCCAAAGGGACGCAGTGCAAGCGCCTGAAAATCAGTCCAGACTTCCCAGCTGTCCACCATGCAGGCCTGCAGCTCGCTGAGCGGGAACACTGACGCCAGATCGTCAATAAATTCACACATCAGCAGGTTCTGATATTCGTCCGGGCTGTATTCCATGCGCAGCTGGTCGAGGTCGAACAGGTTACAACCACCGCGCACGGCATCCTCAACCGTGACGATCTGGCGGTATTGCCCATCCGGGCAAAGCACGCCGCGCGCAAGATTGGCGTGGGTCAGGTCAATGTCTACCTTGTCAGCCTTGGCGCGGCCCCGATTGAACAGGGTGCCGGACCAGAACGGATAGGCACTGTGGGTCAGGCTGGACGGCGTGGAGAAATAGGTTTGCCGCCATTTTTTGTGAATCGCCATCCCTGACGCCACTTTGCGCAGCTCTTGGAATTTCGGTATCCAGAAATATTCATCAAGGTAAAGGTTGCCGTGATAGCTCTGCGCGGTGCGGGCGTTTGTGCCGAGGAAATAGAGCGTGGCGCCATTGCTGAGCGTCATCGGGTCGCCTTTCAGCTCCACATCAACCTCTTTGGCAAAGTCGATGATGTACTGCTTAAAAACGTGCGCCTGCGCCTTGCTGGCGGAGAGAAAGATTTGATTGCGCCCGGTGGTGATAGCATCGATCAGCGCCTCGCGGGCAAAGAAATACGTTGCACCTATCTGACGGGATTTAAGCAGGTTGCGGATGCGGTGCTTCACGCCTGCCTGCCACCAGTGGCGCTGATATTCGAACATGCCGCCACGGAAAATTTCTTCCAGCTTTTCGATCTGCTCGTCGCTGAAAACGTTCTTTTCAGGCTGGCGGCGTGGGCCTTTGTTGCGGTTGGCAACTTTCGGGTTTAAATCGGCCTCGTTTCCGCCATCGTTGAATTTTCCGATCCGGGCGTGACGCTCTGACTGACGTGCCAGCAGGTCAATTTCCTTAAAGTCTTTCCCTTCTTTCTGCTCCTTCATGATGAGCTGGCAATAGCGGGCTGCAGTGGTGAGCTGCATCTGATCGAGTGGGCCATACTCGCCCCACTTATCACGCTTTTTCCAGCTGTGAACGGTTGCAACTTTCTCGCCCAGCATTTCAGCAATGCGGGCTACGCGGTATCCCTGAAAATACAGCAGCATTGCCTGCCTGCGGGGATCGAGGTCTGCGGGGGTCATGGTTTCCATGGCTCAAACATACGGCCTTGATTGCAGCCTTTCCCTGACTGCGTTTTGTGTGGTTTATCGCACAAGGTGCGCGCGTTGTTTCACCCCCTCCATCACAGCAAACATAAGGCTCCAGTAAGTTTTTATAACGGAGCACAGCTCATGACAGTGAAAGCAAAGCGTTTCCGTATTGGGGTGGAAGGTGCCACCACTGACGGACGCGAAATCCAGCGTGACTGGCTGATTCAGATGGCTGCCAGCTATAACCCGTCGGTCTATACCGCGCTGATCAACCTTGAACACATTAAGTCCTACATGCCGGACAGCACTTTTAACCGTTACGGCAAGGTAGCTGCACTGGTTGCAGAGGAAATCAGTGATGGCCCGCTGGCTGGCAAGATGGCGCTTTATGCCGATGTGGAGCCAACGGATTCACTGGTGGAACTGGTAAAAAAAGGCCAGAAGCTGTTCACCTCCATGGAGGTCAGCCCGAAATTTGCGGATACCGGTAAAGCCTATCTGGTGGGGCTGGCAGCAACTGACGATCCGGCAAGTCTGGGCACGGAAATGCTGGCTTTCAGCGCCAGCGCTGCGCATAACCCGTTGGCGAACCGCAAGCAGAACCCTGAAAACCTGTTTACCGCCGCTGCAGAAACGGTGATCGAACTGGAAGAAACCCAGGACGAAAAACCGAGCCTTTTTTCCCGCGTTGCTGCGATGTTCACCAAAAAAGAACAAAGCGACGATGCGCGATTCTCTGATGTGCATAAAGCCGTGGAGCTGCTGGCAACTGAGCAGCAGAGCCTGGGCGACAGCACGCAAAAATCCTTATCTGAGCAGGGCACTCGCCTTTCTGAACTGGAAACAGCGCTGCAGGCGCAAACCACGGCATTTGCCGAGCTGCAGCAGAAGCTGAGCCAGGAAGATAGCCGCAAAGATTTTCGCCAGCGCACGCCGGGCGGCTCTGCGCCTGCTGGCTCTCTGACCAATTGCTGATGGAGAATAAAACCTGATGAAACAGAAAACTAAATTTGCATTCAATGCCTACCTGCAGCAGTTGGCCCGCCTGAACGGTGTGGAGGTGGAGGAGCTTTCCAGCAAGTTCACCGTTGAGCCGTCCGTACAGCAGACGCTGGAGGATGAAATCCAGCAGTCCGCTGCATTCCTGACGCTGGTTAACGTCTCGCCGGTTGATGAGCAGTCCGGGCAACTTCTGGGGCTGGGCGTAGGCAGCACCGTTGCCGGAACCACCGATACCACCAAACAGGACCGCGAGCCTACCGATCCGATGGTGATGGTGGATGTGGAATACAAATGCGAGCAGACCAACTATGACACAGTGCTGACTTACCCGAAGCTGGACCTGTGGGCTAAATTCCAGGACTTCCAGGTGCGTGTGCGTAACGCCATCATCAAGCGTCAGGCGCTGGACCGCATCATGATTGGTTTTAACGGCTTGAGCCGCGCCAAAACCTCTGACCGTTCCGCTAACCCTCTGCTGCAGGATGTGAACAAAGGCTGGCTGCAGAAAATTCGTGAAGATGCACCGGATCACGTTATGGGCAGTACCACCAAAGACGGCGTAACAACTAAAGGCGCTGTGAAAGTGGGTAAAGGCGCGTCGGGACTGGATGAAAAAGGCTACGAAAATCTGGACGCTGTAGTGATGGATGCCGTAAACGAGCTGATCGATGTGGTGTACCAGGACGATGATGAACTGGTTGTTGTCTGCGGACGTGAGCTGCTGTCCGATAAGTATTTCCCTCTCGTCAACAAAGACCAGGAAAACAGTGAAAAGCTGGCTGCCGATCTCATTATCAGCCAGAAACGTATGGGTGGCCTGCAGGCGGTCCGTGCGCCGTTCTTCCCGGCAAATGTCCTGCTGATCACACGTCTGGATAACCTGTCCATTTACTGGCAGGCAGATACCCGCCGCCGTTCTGTCATCGACAACCCGAAACGTGACCGGATTGAAAACTTTGAATCCGTCAACGAGGCGTATGTGGTCGAGGACTACCGCTGCGCGGCGCTGGTTGAAAACATCGAAATCGGTGATTTCAGCGCACCTGCCGCACCGGAAGGTGGGGAATAACGCATGAGCCTGAGTCCCGCACGGCAGCACCGCTTGCGCATTCAGGCCGAACAGGCCGCCCGTGAGGGCGGCAGTGTTCGCCATGCGTCGGGCTATGACCTGATGCTGCTGCAACTGGCAGAAGACCGCCGCCGCCTCAAGGGTGTCCAGTCCACGGTGAAAAAGGCGGAAATCAAGGTGGAGCTGCTGCCGAAATATTCCGCCTGGGCGGAGGGCGTACTGGCTGCCGGAGGTGCGCAGCAGGATGACGTGCTGATGTACGTGATGCTATGGCGTATCGACGCCGGTGATTATGCCGGTGCGCTGGAAATCGGGCGTCATGCGCTGCGCCATGGCTGGGTGATGCCGCTGGGCAACCGTAACGTGCAGACCGTGCTGGCAGAAGAAATGGCAGACGCGGCGCAAAGCGCCCTGTTAGCCGCTGCCGGTTTTGATGCCGATCTGCTTTTGCAGACGCTGGACCTGACAACCGATCTGGATATGCCGGACCAGTCGCGGGCGCGCCTGCATAAAGCCATCGGTGCTGTACTGAGCGAAAGCAACCCGGCATCTGCCCTGAATCACCTTACCCATGCGCTGCAGCTCGATCCCCGCTGCGGTGTGAAGAAAGAAAAGCAGCAGTTGGAGCGCAGACTGCGCAATGACAGTCGCTAAAGAACGTGCCCCGCGCACGGGCGGCACGGGGTGGCGAAAGGCACTGCCACATCAAAACCCCGTCCACCGCCCACTTATTCAGGAGAAAGCCGCATGAAGTTTGTTGCGCCCGAACAGGCACCGGAACAGGCGGAGGTCATCAAAAATACGCCGTTCTGGCCTGATGTGGACCTGTCGGAATTTCGCAGTGTGATGCGAACGGACGGCACGGTGACGCAGCCGCGTTTAAAGCAGGTCGTGCTGACGGCTATTTCTGAGGTTAACGCTGAGCTGTACGACTTCCGCAACCGTCAGCAGATGCTGGGCTGGCGGACACTTGCAGACGTTCCTGCAGAAATGCTGGACGGTAAAAGCGAGCGTATCCAGCACTACCACAACGCTGTTTTTTGCTGGGCGCGCGCTGTGCTCAATGAGCGTTATCAGGACTATGACGCCACGGCGTCAGGTGTGAAGCGAGGGGAGGAGCTGGCGGAGGCCAGCGGCGATCTGTGGCGTGATGCCCGCTGGGCTATCAGCCGGGTGCAGGATGCACCGCACTGTACGGTGGAGCTTATCTGATGAAAGTGCGTGCGCATCAGTATGACACGGTGGACGCGCTTTGCTGGCGTCATTACGGGCGCACGCAGGGTGTCACTGAGCAGGTTCTGCAGGCAAATCCGGGGCTGGCTGAGTACGGCCCATTTTTACCGCACGGGCTGCAGGTGGAGCTGCCGGACATTACGGCGTCAACCACGGCGCAGACCGTCCAGCTATGGGACTGAATTATGACGCTTGAACGAATCAGCGCCTTTATCACTTACTGCATCGCCGTGCTGCTGGCATGGCTGGGCGATCTGTCGCTCAAGGATGCGTCAACGGTTGGCGGCGTACTGATTGGTGTGCTGATGCTGGCTATCAACTGGTACTACAAACACCAGTCTTTCATATTGTTACGTGGCGGCAAAATTTCGCGGGGGGAATATGAATCCTTCAATCGTTAAGCGCTGCCTTGTCGGGGCGGTGCTGGCTATCGCCGCCACGCTGCCCGGTTTCCAGTCGCTGCATACCTCCGTTGAGGGGCTGAAACTGATCGCCGATTACGAGGGATGCCGCCTGCAGCCTTATCAGTGCAGCGCGGGCGTATGGACCGACGGGATCGGCAATACGTCCGGTGTGGTGTCGGGCATAACCATCACGGAACGGCAGGCGGCGCAGGGACTTATCACCAATGTACTGCGCGTAGAGAGGGCGCTGGATAAATGTGTGGTGCAGCCGATGCCGCAAAAGGTCTATGACGCGGTGGTGTCGTTTGCTTTCAACGTGGGCACCGGCAACGCCTGCAGCTCCACGCTGGTTAAGTTGCTGAACCAGCGGCGCTGGGCGGATGTCTGCCATCAGCTGCCGCGCTGGGTATATGTCAAAGGTGTTTTTAATCAGGGGCTGGACAACCGCCGCGCGCGGGAAATGGCCTGGTGCTTAAAAGGAGCATAACGGAATGAAAAAGAAAGTCATGAGCGTTTTTTTCCAGCTGGCATGGGCTGCGCTGTTGGTTATCAGTCTGCTGTATCCGCGCAGCGGTGCGCCGGTTCTGGTTGGTGCGTCTGTCCAGGTGTCATGCTTCCTCGCCTGGCTGCTTGCTGCGCTGTGCGCTGTCGGGTGGTTCGCCGGAGATCGGGCGCGCGATGAGGTCAGGGCGGCATTGCTGAGATTCAGGGCGCACCCTGTGAAACCCGTGCGTACATGGATAATCAGGCTGCTTATTGTTCTGTGCCTGGCGTTTTCGGGATGGGTGATCACCCTGGTATTTTACCTGCTGACGCTGGTTTTGTATCAGATTGCCCGCGCGCAGCTTCATGAGCCGATGACGGCCTGATGCGTGTGCTGGCGGTAGTGCTGGCGCTGGCACTTGCGGCGCTGGGCTGGCAGTCGTGGCGGCTAAACAATGCCAGCCACACCATCGAAACGCTGGGCGCGGCGCTGAAAAGCAAAACGCAGGCGCTGTCGAAGAAAAACAGCCAACTGATCGGCCTGTCCATTCTGACTGAAACCAACAGCCGGGCGCAGACGCGGCTTTATGCGACAGCGGAACAGACCACCGCACTTCTGCGCAGCCGCCAGCACCGGATAGAGGAACTGAAACGTGAAAACGAGGATTTGCGTCGCTGGGCTGACACTCCTTTGCCTGCTGACATTATCCGGCTGCGGGAGCGTCCGGCCCTCGCCGGAGGTGCAGCTTACCGTGAGTGGCTGTCCCAGAGTGACGCAGTGCCGCCTGGAAAGGTCAGTGCCGCGCAGTAACGGCGATCTGAATGCGGTGCTGGATGAAACCGAGGCCGCCTGGGCGGTCTGTGCTGACAAAGTGGACACGATTATTGCGTGTCAGGAGCGAAACAGTGAACAAACCGCAGTCCTTACGCAGCGCCCTGAATAAAGCGGTTGCCTATGTCCGCGACAACCCGGACAAGCTGCACCTTTTCGTTGATAACGGATCACTGGTGGCAACCGGTGCCAGCTCCATGTCATGGGAGTACCGCTATACCCTGAACGTGGTGATCGAGGATTTCAGCGGCGACCAGAATCTGCTGATGGCTCCTGTGCTGCTGTGGCTAAGTTACAACCAGCCGGATGCCATCAATAACCCGGATCTGCGTGAAAAACTGTTCACCTTTGAAGTGGATATTCTGCGCAACGATGTTTGCGATATCAGCCTGAACCTGCAACTGACGGAGCGCGTGCTGGTCAGCACTGACGGCAGCGTGTCGAGTGTTGAAGCGGTGCCGGAGCCGGACGAACCCGAAGAAATGTGGACGGTGAAACGTGGTTGAGCTGCAGAGGGTGGATGACTGGCTGGCGGCGCTGCTGGCAAATCTGGAGCCTGCCGCACGCAGCCGTATGATGCGGCAGCTGGCGCAACAGCTGCGCCGGACGCAGCAGCAGAACATCAGGCTGCAGCGTAATCCTGACGGTAGCGGTTATGAGCCGCGCCGGGTGACTGCCCGCAGTAAAAAGGGCCGCATCAAACGCCAGATGTTTGCAAAGCTTCGCACCACAAAATACCTGAAAACCGCCGCCAGTGCGGACTCCGCCAGCGTGCAGTTTGATGGCAAGGTGCAGCGCATTGCCCGTGTTCACCATTATGGGCTGCGGGATCGCGTCAGCCGAAAAGGCCCGGAGGTCCGCTACGCAGAGCGCCACCTTTTGGGCGTGAATGATGATGTAGAAACCATTACCCGTGACACTTTGCTGCGCTGGCTGGCGGGGTGATCTTTGTGCCACCGCTGGCACAAGCGTACGCGCTGCCTCCCTTTTCCCTCTGATGGCAACCTTTCGTTATGAATGCACAACTGACCGAAATCATGCGCCTTATCACCAACCTGATCCGCACCGGCACCGTGACCGAAGTGGACCGGAAAAACTGGCTGTGCCGGGTGAGAGTGGGCGAGCTTGAAACTAACTGGATTAACTGGCTGACGCTGCGTGCCGGTGGTGCCCGTACATGGTGGTGTCCGTCGCCGGATGAGCAGGTGGTGGTGCTGAGTATGGGCGGTAATCTGGAAACAGCTTTTGTGCTGCCCGCTATCTACTCCAATCAGTTTGCGCCGCCGTCGGATTCCGTGGACGGCTGCGTGACGGAGTACCCGGACGGGGGCTGGTTTGAGTATGAACCCGCCACCGGGCGGTGGCATGTCCGGGGCATCAAATCCATGGTGATCGAGGCGGCGGACAATATCACCCTCAAAACCGGTGAGTTTGTGGTGGAGGCTGACACCACGCGCATTAATAGCGAGATGGTGATCAATGGCGGTGTCACCCAGGGCGGCGGCGCGATGAGTTCCAACGGGATCGTGGTGGATAAACACGGTCACACCGGCGTTAAGTCCGGCGGCGATACGTCAGGAGGGCCTGTATGACGCTGTATATCGGCATGAGCCAGGGCAACGGCAAGGCCATTACTGATACTGACCATCTGCGCCAGTCAGTGCGGGATATTCTGCTGACCCCACAGGGCAGCCGGATTGCCCGTCGGGAATATGGTTCCCTGCTGTCCGCTCTTATTGACCAGCCGCAGAACCCGGCGCTACGCCTGCAGGTCATGTCTGCGGTCTATGTGGCCCTGAGTCGCTGGGAGCCACGGCTTACGCTGGATTCCATCACCATCAGCAGCGATTTTGACGGCTCCATGGTGGTTGAGCTTACCGGGCAGCGCAGCAATGGCGCGCCGGTTTCCCTTTCGGTATCTACAGGAGCAGACAATGGCAGTGATTGACCTTTCCCAACTGCCCGCGCCGCAGATAGTGGACGTGCCGGATTTTGAGACGCTGCTGGCTGAACGCAAGGCCGCTTTTGTGGCCCTTTATCCGGCGGATGAGCAGGACGCGGTACGGCGCACGCTGGCGCTGGAATCTGAGCCCGTTACCAAGCTGCTGCAGGAAAGCACCTACCGCGAAATCCTGCTACGCCAGCGTATTAACGAGGCTGCGCAGGCGGTGATGGTGGCCTATTCGATGGGAAATGATCTTGAGCAGCTGGCAGCCAACTGCAATGTGAAACGCCTCACGGTAGTGCCTGCTGATAATGATGCAGTACCGCCGGTCGCCGCAGTGATGGAAGATGATGAGGCGCTGCGCCAGCGCATCCCTGCTGCGTTTGAGGGGCTGTCGGTTGCTGGCCCGACGGGAGCCTATGAATTTCACGCCAGAAGCGCGGACGGGCGCGTGGCAGATGCCAGCGCAACCAGCCCGGCACCGGCGGAGGTGGTGCTTACCGTACTGAGCCGTGAGGGTGACGGTACGGCAGAGGCTGATCTGCTGGCGGTGGTGGAGCAGGCGCTTAACAGCGAGAACGTGCGTCCGGTGGCAGACCGCCTGACGGTGCGCAGTGCCGAAATAATCCCGTACAGCGTGGATGCGACGATTTTTCTTTATCCGGGACCGGAAGCTGAGCCGGTGATGGCGGCGGCAAAAGCCAGCCTGCAGAAGTACATCGCCAGTCAGACGCGGCTGGGCCGTGATATTCGCCGCAGTGCGATTTATGCCGCGCTGCACGTTGAGGGCGTCCAGCGTGTAGAGCTAGCGTCACCGCTGGATGATGTGGTGCTGGATAAGACGCAGGCGGCGTCCTGTACGGAATGGAGCGTAACCAACGGGGGCACGGATGAATAGCCTGCTGCCACCCGGTTCATCGCCGCTTGAGCGCCGACTGGCGCAGACCTGCAGCGGGATTTCCGATCTGCAGGTGCCGCTACGTGACTTGTGGAACCCGGCAACGTGTCCGGTCAGCTTCCTGCCATATCTGGCGTGGGCGTTTTCCGTTGACCGCTGGGACGAAAGCTGGACGGAGAGCGTCAAGCGCCGCGTGGTGCAGGATGCTTTCTATATCCATCAGCACAAAGGGACGACAAGCGCCGTGCGGCGGGTTGTGGAGCCGTTCGGCTTCCTGATCCGCATTATTGAGTGGTGGCAGACCGGCGAGACGCCGGGGACGTTTCGCCTGGATATTGGCGTGCAGGACCAGGGCATCACGGAAGAAACGTATCTGGAACTGGAGCGCCTGATCGGTGACGCCAAGCCGTGCAGTCGCCATCTGATCGGTATGTCCATCAACCTGCAGACCATCGGCCCCTATTTTGTGGGGGCCGCCACCTACACTGGCGAGGAAATCACGATCTACCCGTATATCAACGAAACCATTATTTCCGGCGGCACCGCTTACGAGGGCGGAGCGGTCCATGTTATTGACACAATGAGAGTGAATCCATGAGCGCAAAATTTTATACCCTGCTGACGGATATCGGCGCGGCGAAACTGGCAAGCGCCGCCGCGCTCGGTGTCCCGTTGAAAATTACCCAGATGGCTGTGGGTGAAGGTGGCGGCGTGCTACCGACTCCAAGCGCGCAGCAGACAGCGCTGGTTGCTGAAAAGCGCCGTGCGGCATTAAATATGCTGTATATCGATCCGCAGAACAGCAGCCAGATTATTGCTGAGCAGGTGATCCCCGAAACCGAGGGCGGTTGGTGGATTCGTGAAGTTGGTTTGTTTGACGAAACAGGTGCACTGATTGCTGTGGGCAACTGCCCTGAGAGCTACAAGCCGCAGCTGGCAGAAGGGAGCGGACGCACACAGACCGTGCGAATGGTGCTGATTACCAGCAGCACCAACAATATAACCTTGAAAATTGACCCGGCAGTAGTGCTGGCAACCCGTAAATACGTGGATGACAAGGTGCTGGAGCTTAAGGTGTACGTGGATGACCTGATGGCAAAGCACCTTGCTGCTGCAGATCCTCACACTCAGTATGCGACGAAAGCCAGTCCAACATTTACCGGATCGCCAAAAGCGCCGACGGCGGCGGCAGGCAACAATTCCACGCAGCTTGCCAATACGGCCTTTGTGCAGGCAGCAATTGCCGCCCTTGTTAATTCCTCGCCGGGGGCGCTGGATACGCTGAACGAACTGGCGGCAGCATTGGGAAACGATCCAAATTTTGCCACCACAATGACAAATGCTCTTGCTGGAAAAATGGATAAAACCGCGAATGGCTCAGATATTGCTGATGTTTCAGCGTTTCTCAAAAACCTTGGGTTGGGGGAAATGGCAAAACAAGGACTGCCAGTGGCAAATCTCAATGGGATTCGGGGTTACTATAGTTTCCCGGTAAAACAAAACGGGGTTGTGATAAATAAAATCATTCAGTTTGGTGATGGTGCTGCGCCGTTAGCCAATGGCACGGTATTTACTTCCACAACTCAACAATTCCATATTCCCTTCCCGAACCGCTGTACAAATGTCGTAGCAACAGACCTTTTATATAATATGTCGTCACTGGATTTTGCTAAAAATACATGGAGTGGACGAATAGCTATTGATTTTAACAGTGAGGACAACAACCCAAAAACAGGCTTCCGTGTTTTATGTGAAGGGGCTTATTCATGGTGGGCGGAGGGGTATTAATATGAATTATGTATATAGCGCTAACAACAATATGTTTTATCCGCAGGAATATAGGAAACAATATGAGTCAAACAATGATTGGCCTGTCGATGCTGTGAACGTAGCTGACGAAACATTCTTTGAGTTTACAAGCAAACCTCCTTTAGGAAAAAAACGCATTGTTGGTGCTGATGGTCTTCCAGCCTGGGGGGATATTCCACCTCCATCACAAAATGACTTAATTGCTGGGGCAGAAGCAAAAAAAATACAATTACGGACTACAGCAGATGCTGAAATTGCATGGCGGCAGGATGCCTATGACGCTGGAATAGCGACGGAAGAAGAAACCGCTGCATTGCTGGAATGGAAAAAATACAGGATATTGCTGATGCGCGTAGATTCATCAAACCCTGATCAAATTGTCTGGCCCGCCGCGCCAGCGAAATAATATTTCCCCCGCGCTCGCGGGGATTTTTTCATCCCCTTCCATTGTGCTATTCCCCACACATAGCCTGGCGCGTGCGCCGCGCGCATATCAACCAGAACATAGGCATACCCCCTGTAAACCGGAGAGACTGCCTTATGGCTCAGGATTACCACCACGGGGTGCGCGTTGTTGAAGTCAACGAGGGCACCCGATCTATAACCACGGTGAGCACAGCTATCGTGGGCATGGTTTGCACCGGCGATGATGCTGATGCGTCCATGTTTCCCCTCAATAAACCAGTCCTGCTGACTGATGTACTAACCGCCAGCGGGAAAGCGGGCGAGTCCGGCACGCTGGCCCGTTCGCTGGATGCCATTGCCGACCAGGCGAAACCTGTGACCGTCGTTGTACGAGTGGCACAGGGCGAAACCGAAGCGGAAACCACCTCCAACATTATCGGCGGCGTGACTGCTGACGGTAAAAAAACGGGCATGAAAGCGCTGCTTTCGGCGCAGTCGCAGCTGGGCGTCAAGCCGCGAATCCTCGGCGTACCGGGACACGATACGCAGGCAGTTGCCACTGAGCTGCTGAGTGTGGCGCAGAGCTTGCGCGGGTTTGTCTATCTGTCCGCCTACGGCTGCAAAACGGTGGAAGAAGCGATTACCTACCGTGACAATTTCAGCCAGCGCGAGGGGATGCTGATCTGGCCTGACTTCATCAACTTTGACACCGTGCTGAATGCAGATGCGACGGCCTATGCCTCCGCCCGTGCGCTCGGCCTGCGTGCCAAAATTGACGAGCAGACTGGCTGGCATAAAACCCTGTCCAACGTTGGCGTGAACGGTGTCACCGGTATTTCGGCTGATGTGTTCTGGGATCTGCAGGACCCGGCAACCGATGCAGGGCTGCTAAACCAGAATGACGTTACCACGCTTATCCGCAAAGACGGCTTCCGCTTCTGGGGTTCCCGCTGCCTTAGTGACGATCCGCTGTTTGCCTTTGAGAACTACACCCGCACGGCGCAGGTGCTGGCTGACACCATCGCAGAAGCGCACATGTGGGCGGTGGATGGCGTGCTCAACCCGTCGCTGGCCCGTGACATTATCGAAGGTATCCGCGCCAAGCTGCGCAGCCTGAAAACGCAGGGCTACATCATCGGCGCAGACTGCTGGCTGGATGAGTCGGTGAACGATAAAGACTCCCTAAAAGCCGGGAAGCTCACTATCGACTACGACTACACGCCGGTGCCGCCGCTTGAAAACCTGATGCTGCGCCAGCGCATCACCGATCAGTACCTGCTGGATTTCTCCAGCCAGGTCAGCGCGTAAGGGGACACCATGGCTTTACCACGTAAGTTAAAACACCTGAACCTGTTCAACGACGGGAACAACTGGCAGGGGATCGTTGAGTCTCTGACCCTGCCGAAATTCACCCGCAAGTTTGAGAAGTATCGCGGCGGCGGTATGCCGGGCGCGGTGGACGTGGATATGGGGCTGGATGACGGCGCACTGGACACGGAATTTTCAATCGGCGGCACCGAACTGCTGTTATTCAAGCAGATGGGCAAGGCAACCGTTGACGGCATCCAGCTGCGTTTCACCGGTTCCATTCAGCGTGACGATACCGGCGAAGTGCAGGCCGTTGAGCTGGTTGTGCGCGGGCGTCATAAAGAAGTGGATTCCGGCGAGTGGAAAACCGGCGAGAGCAGCACCACCAAGGCCAGCAGCACCAACAGCTACGCGAAGCTGACCATTAACGGCGAAGTGCTCTATGAGGTCGATCTGGTCAACATGGTTGAAATCGTTGACGGCGTGGACCTGATGGAAGAACACCGTAACGCCCTAGGCCTCTGATCAACCTTAACGGCGCGGGCAGACGCGCCAGTAGTTCATTAACAGGAAACGAACATGAGCGACAAACTGACTGAAAAGACTGTGCAACTGGATACCCCGGTCAAGCGCGGTAAAACTGAAATTACCGAAATTGTACTGCGTAAGCCGCAGTCCGGCGCACTGCGTGGCACCCGTCTGCAGGCCATTATGGATATGGACGTGGGCGCGATGATGACTGTGATCCCGCGTATCTCCACTCCGACGCTGACCGCGCAGGAAATGGCAGAGCTGGACCCTGCCGATCTCACTGCGTTGTCCGTTGAGGTGGTGACTTTTTTGTTGAAGAAGTCGGTGCTTGCCGGTTTACCGACAGCCTGACGGTTGATGATCTGGTGGCAGATATTGCCACCATCTTTCACTGGTCGCCGTCCGTCACTGACGTTATGCCGTTAACCGACGTGCTGGAGTGGCGACACAAAGCCATTCAGCGAAGCGGGGCCAGCGATGAGTGACAATAACCTGCGTCTGCAGGTAATTCTTAATGCGGTTGACAAGCTCACCCGTCCATTCCGATCCGCGCAGGCCAGCTCGAAGGAGCTGGCTACTGTGCTTCAAACCACCCGGAACAGTCTAAAAGAACTGAATAAACAGGCCGGGCGTATTGATGAGTTCCGTAAAACCCGGTCACAGCTTGCAATCACTGCAACAAATCTCAGTGCTGCACGCGAAGAAGCCGCCAAACTTGCCACCCAGTTTGCTGCAACAAATCGCCCAACTGCTGCTCAGGCTAAATTATTTAGCCAGGCAAAATACCGTGTGCAGGAACTGCAGCAGACCTACAACGGCCTGTTGGGTTCGGTACAGCGGCAGCGGCAAGCGTTGAGAGAATCTGGCATTGATACTAAACAACTAAGTAGCGCCCAGCGGGAACTGCGTAAAAATGCCGACGAAACCCGGCAGGCTCTGGAACGTCAGCAGAAATCCCTGAAACGCCTGGGCGAACAGCAAGCGAAAATGAATGCCGCACGTGAGCAATATTCACGCCGTCTTGAGGTGAGGGATCGCATTGCCGGGGCAGGGGCAACCACCATGGCAGCGGGGCTGGCAATGGGCGCGCCGGTCATGGCAGCGGTGAAAAGCTACGCCAGCATGGAAGATGCTATGAAAGGCGTGGCAAAGCAGGTAAACAGGCTGCGGGACGATAACGGCAACCGCACGAAACAGTTTTATGACATGCAGGATGCCATCAAGGCCGCCAGCGAACAGTTGCCGATGGAGAACGGCGCTATAGACTATGCCGCACTGGTTGAAGGTGGTGCGCGCATGGGCGTGACCAAACAGGACGATCCTTACGAAGACCAGAAGCGTGACCTGTTGGCTTTTGCATCCACGGCGGCAAAAGCCGCAACGGCCTTTGAGCTACCTGCTGACGAGCTGGCGGAAGGGCTGGGTAAAATTGCGCAGCTGTATAAAGTACCGACCCGCAATATTGAACAGCTGGGTGATGCGCTGAACTACCTGGACGATAACGCTATGTCGAAGGGTGCGGATATTATCGACGTGCTGCAGCGCATGGGGGGCGTGGCTGATCGCCTGGACTATCGCAAAGCGGCGGCCCTTGGTTCCACGTTCCTGTCTCTTGGCGCTGCGCCGGAAATTGCCGCCAGCGCCTCGAATGCTATGGTGCGTGAACTGTCAATTGCGACTATGCAGAGCAAGCGTTTTTTTGAGGGTATGGACTTGCTTAAACTCAATCCAACTGAGATTGAGAAGCAGATGACAACCGACGCAATGGGCACTATCCAGCGCGTTCTGGAGAAGGTCAACAAACTACCAAAGGATAAACGTCTGTCTGCCATGACGATGGTTTTCGGCAAAGAATTTGGTGACGATGCGGCAAAGCTGGCTAACAACCTGCCGGAGTTGCAGCGCCAACTGAAACTTACATCAAGCAATGAAGCTAACGGCTCCATGCAGAAAGAATCTGATATCAACAAAGACTCTTTATCTGCGCAGTGGTTGCTGGTCAAAACAGGGGCGCAGAATGCTTTCAGTAGTCTGGGCGAAACGCTGCGCCAGCCACTGATGGACATAATGGATTCCGTAAAACGCGTCACTGGCGCATTACGTCGCTGGGTGGAGGCCAACCCGCAGTTGGCAGGCACGCTGATGAAGGTTGCTGCAGCGACTGCCGCGATCACCGTTGCGCTCGGTACACTGGCGGTGGCGGTAGCTGCTGTGCTGGGGCCGCTGGCGGTGATCCGGTTTGGCATGTCTGTGCTGGGTGTAAAAACTTTACCTTCTGTTACTGCCGCAGCGACCCGCACAGGCAGTGCGTTGTCATGGCTGGCAGGTGCTCCACTTTCCCTGTTGCGTCGTGGTATGGCCTCATCCGGTGGCAGTGCCGGGCTGCTGAGCGCTCCCCTTAATTCCCTGCGCCGTTCTGCCGGGCTGGCTGGTAATGCGCTGAAAGCGGTAGCAGGTGCGCCGCTTGCCATGCTACGCGCCGGAATGTCCGGTATTCGTAATGTAATTGGTATGGTGATGAATCCGCTGGCAACGCTGCGGGGCGGGTTGTCTGCTGCCGGTGGCGTGCTGCGTTTTCTGGTATCCGGTCCACTGGCATTACTTCGTGTCGCGCTATATGGCATTTCCGGCCTGCTGGGTGCGTTACTTAGTCCGATAGGGCTGGTTGTGGCTGCGCTGGCTGGCGTGGCACTGGTTGTCTGGAAATACTGGCAGCCGATCAGCGGATTTTTGGGTGGTGTGGTGGAGGGGTTCAAAGCCGCTGCTGCACCGATCAGTGCTGCCTTTGAGCCATTGCGACCTGTTTTTCAGTGGATTGGCGACAAGGTGCAGGCTTTGTGGGGTTGGTTCACTGATTTGCTTACGCCGGTTAAATCCACTTCCGAAGAACTGAACAGCGCAGCTGCAATGGGCCGCAGGTTTGGTGAGGCACTGGCGGAAGGTCTGAATATGGTGATGCACCCGCTTGAGTCTCTCAAGTCAGGCGTGTCGTGGTTGCTGGAAAAACTCGGCATCGTCAGTAAGGAAGCGGCAAAAGCAAAACTACCTGAACAGGTTACACGACAGCAGGCTGCTACGGTGAACAGTGACGGTAAGGTGGTGTTGCCGCCTGGCGGATTTCCATCGATGGGGTTTGCAGGCATGTATGACAGCGGTGGCACGATCCCGCGTGGTCAGTTTGGCATCGTTGGGGAGAACGGCCCCGAAATAGTAAACGGTCCCGCAAATGTGACTAGCAGACGGCGCACTGCTGCGCTGGCTTCCGTTGTTGCAGGTGTCATGGGCGTGGCGGCAGCGCCTGCAGAGGCTGCTCCACTACATCCTTACAGTCTGCCTACTGTGGCATATAAACAAAGCCAGCCAGCGAAATCTGCCAGCGCGCCGCCAGTGATGCGCTTTGAAACTCATGCGCCGATCACTATCTATGCTCAGCCAGGGCAAAGTGCGCAGGATATTGCCCGTGAAGTTGCCCGACAGCTTGACGAACGCGAGCGCAAGACCAGGGCTAAAGCACGCAGCAATTTCAGTGATCAAGGGGGGTATGAATCATGATGATGGTACTGGGGTTATATGTCTTCATGCTGCGTACAGTGCCATATCAGGAGCTGCAGTATCAGCGAAGCTGGCGACACGCCGCCAACAGTCGGGTGAACCGGCGACCATCAACGCAGTTTCTTGGCCCGGATAATGACTCGCTGACTTTATCTGGCGTACTGCTGCCGGAAGTCACCGGGGGCAGGCTGTCATTGCTCGCGCTGGAGCAAATGGCAGAGCTCGGCAAAGCATGGCCTCTGATTGAGGGAAGCGGGACCATTTACGGCATGTTTGTGATCGAGAGCCTGAGCCAGACAAAAACAGAGTTTTTTGAAAGCGGAATGCCTCGCCGTATTGAGTTTACGCTGACCCTGAAAAGGGTTGATGAGTCGTTGTCTGATATGTTCGGCAGTCTCAGCGATCAGCTCAGTAACCTGCAGGACTCTGCAATGTCTGCGATAGGTAATATTAAAAATACGGTTGGAGGGTTGCTGCAGTGAATTTTAGCTCTGATCTTTTTGACCTGAACAGCAGAAGCCCGGCTTTCAGTATCACTATTGAAAGTAAAGACATGACCACCGCGCTGGATGCGCGCCTGATGAGTCTGACGCTGACCGATAACCGGGGTTTTGAGGCTGACCAGCTTGATCTGGAGCTGGACGACGCCGACGGGCAGATCGTTCTGCCGCGACGTGGTGCCGTTATTCATCTGGCGCTGGGGTGGAAGGGCCAGCCGCTTTTCCCAAAAGGGGCATTTACGGTGGATGAGATTGAGCACAGCGGTGCTCCTGATCGTCTGACTATCCGTGCCCGTAGCGCTGATTTCCGTGAAACCCTCAATACCCGGCGCGAAAAGTCATGGCACCAGACAACCGTTGGCGATGTGGTAAAGGAAATCGCAGCACGGCATAACCTCAAAATGGCGTTGGGTAAAGACCTGACGGACAAGGCGCTGGATCACATGGACCAGACCAATGAAAGCGATGCCAGTTTCCTGATGAAGCTGGCGCGCCAGTATGGGGCGATTGCTTCCGTTAAGGATGGAAACCTGCTGTTTATCAGACAGGGGCAGGGAAGAACGGCGAGCGGTAAGCTGTTGCCGGTTATCACCATTGAACGTAAAGCCGGTGACGGTCATCGTTTTACCCTAGCTGATCGTGGTGCTTATACCGGTGTAATTGCCAGTTGGCTGCATACCCGCGAACCCAAGAAAAAAGAAACAACCAAGGTTAAGCGCCGCCGGAAGAAAATCACCGTGCCCAAAGATCCGGAAGCAAAACAGGGTGATTATCTGGTGGGAACGGATGAAAACGTGCTGGTTCTTAATCGTACTTACGCAAACCGCAGCAATGCTGAGCGTGCGGCAAAAATTCAATGGGAGCGCCTGCAACGTGGTGTTGCGTCTTTCTCCCTGCAGCTCGCAGAGGGGCGGGCAGATCTCTACACCGAAATGCCAGTAAAGGTGAGCGGCTTTAAACAGCCTATCGACGATGCCGAATGGACCATTACAACGTTGACGCATACGGTCAGCCCGGATAATGGTTTTACTACCAGTCTGGAGCTTGAAGTAAAAATTGATGATTTAGAAATGGAATAAAAAAAGTTCTCAATATTGATTCTTTGTGTATCATTGTTGAGATTCTAATGGTGGCGGAGAATAAAAAATGATGAATTGCCCAAAGTGTGGACATGCGGCACACACCCGGAGCAGCTTTCAGGTTACTGATAGCACGAAGGAGCGTTACTGCCAGTGCCAGAACATTAATTGCGGCAGCACATTTGTCACCCATGAAACGGTTGTACGATTTATCGCTATGCCGACAATAATCAATAATGCCCCTCCACACCCTACGGCGGGTGGTCAAGGGCACATGAATTTTTAAAACAAGAACCTGCTGCGGCAGGCTTTTTTATGCATCAGGAATTTCACCTGTTTCTATAAAATGCACAAAACTTTCTTCATCAATGATGATTGTCCCCTTCATACGTGCAGCATTTACTTTGGAAGGACCGGCATTGTATCCGCAACAGAGCATCTGCAGATTTTGAGTGACTGAATTTCTCACTGTCAGGCTGTGCGACTCGGCAGCTTCAATCAAACGCTCTTTATCTGCCTTTTTGAAACCTGTAAAGCAGATATCAAAAGTGAGGGCTTTGGGCTTAATTACTTTGGTTAAATGGAGATAGTTCTCTGGAAGGAAAGATTGGCAGGATTGTTGAGCTTCATCGGCTGATGAGAATTCCTGAAGGATTCTATCCTTGCGAAACGTCCTTATCGAATGAGCCGATTGACATATTCCCTGAATGTGGCTGTCGCTGTGGCTAACTCTACTTATCGAATGTGCACAAATGCGTGCATTAGCATTGATGTAAACAAAATGCATTTCTTCCAT